TTTTTTATCAGCTCTGCGCTGTGCTTCTAATTCATAATCAATAGCATCACTTTCAGCCCTTAGTTGCTCAAGTCGTGCGGCGGCTTCCTCATCTACTAAAGATAAAGCTGCCAGCCTTTCCTCTTCCAAAAGCTCCATTTTTTTATCGTGGGCATCGCGAGCATCCTGAATTTGCTGGTCAAATTGTCTCTTTAAACTATTAGTTATTTCTCTGGTATCTGATTCCCAGTCATTATATGCCGACTCAACATCAGCCACCATCTTGTCAGCGTTATCTCTAATACTTTCCGACCATCTTTCAAATTCCCGGGCGGCTTTTTCCGAAGAACTCCGGAATATATTCATAATACTATCCCACTTGAGGGCAAGTGTGGTACCAATAGCGATTAACCCGGATATGGCCAGTGTTACCAACCCGATAGGACCAAGCATCGCATGGAAAGCGGCACCTATCATTGGACCAGCCGCTATTATTCCAGGTGCGAGTAACAAAAAAGTACCCATAGCTACCAATAATGCACCAAGCGCAGCGGTGCCGATAACCAAAACTTTAGTCAAAGCTGGGTGCTCTTTCATCCAAGATGTAACTCCAGAAATGACATCTTTGATTTTATCTACCATGCTGATTAGAATAGGAACTACATTCTCGGCAATCGCCATCTGTATACCCTGAAACGATGCCTTTAATCCAGTCAATTGATCTTGAAGTTCCGCAGCTTTAGCGGCCGCTTCTTTATCGAAAACGATACCCAGTTCATGGGCTTCATCCCTTAATTTTGCTAACCCATTCGCACCCTCAGCGAACATCGGTAGTAAAGAGGTACCAGCCCGGCCGAAGATATCCTGGGCTATAGCCGCCCTTTCAGTCGGGTCTTCAAGAGCTGCTATGGCTTCACCTATTTTCCAGAACTGCTCTTCCGGTTTCAAGCCTTCCAAATCTTCAACTGCCAAACCAATATGTTCAAAAGCCCTGATATAAGTTTCAAGTCCATCTTTAGCATCAAGTATTGTGCCGGACATTCTCTTGACGGCTTTCTCTACGTCGGTCAGTTCGGCTCCGCCTATCTTGGCTATATAGAATAATTCGGATAACGATTCAGTGGCGAAGCCGGTACGTTTCGACATCTTATCGACGGCATCGCCCATTTCGGTATAAGTTTTAACTGCCAAAGAACCAGCGGCGAGTATCGTGCCTCCGGCGGCGACCATTGCCACACCGATAGCTTTCTGATGTTGTTTAAGCTGGTTGCCAAGATTATTCATCCCGGCATCCATTTCTTTAGTATCAATGCCGACTTTTAATAGGGCATCACCAATATCTATAGGCATTAATTATTCCTTATATGTTTAATCATATTGCCAGCGCGTAAAAATAAAACGGAGTCTGGTACAAAGTTAGCAGGAGTTTGATCTCTTAAAACATGAACTCTCTCGCGTTCCTTTCTCTCTACCAGTTTTTCAATCATGAGATTTAATTCTTCATCAGTCCAATTATTGAATATATATTCCGGTGGGATATGCCATTCAGTCATTAAGTATTCAAAAGCACCGCCTATCGAGAGAGCCTCCCCATCGACTTGGGAAGGCTGCTTGCTAAAGGGAGCGCAAGCTCCACAACCGCCTCAAATGCTTTTGCAAGTTCTGCATCGGTCGCAGACGCTTCTATCTTTCCCCTAGGTAAATCCCTAGCATAATCAAAGAACAAGTCTATCGCTTCATCCGGCTTTGCTGTAAGAAAATCCCTGTATATATTTCCGAACTCTTCGACGCTTTCTGCTGTCTTATTTACCATATTAAATATTGGAGTCGTAATTTCAGCATATTTACGGCGCCATTCCCGGGATTCCCGGATGACCAGGGGTTTTATAATATATTCCTGGCCACCCAGAATAACTTTTATCCCGGCTTGAGATACTATTTCATCTTCAGTTCTTTCCCTAACTGATTTTGCCTTAACCATCTTTTACTCCTTTAATTTTATCAGATTATGAAGTAGAATCGACTATAGTGCAAACATCGCTCGCACCTTTGAGTGCCTGGAACGTCACCGGCACAACTGTTTTTTCGCCTTTCTTATAAGGCATCCCAACAGAGCCGGTCGCCGTAGCCAGCGGGATAGTAATCGTTCGGTCAAATCCAGCAGGGTTAGTACCGACTATCTTGATACTCATTTCTTTGTTGACACCACCATCGATCGTAATCGTACTGCCAGCCAGAACGCTGCCGGCAATGGCCTTATCCATGTTATAGAGAGAGCTTTCAGCCATGTTGCAGGTTACCTCGAGTGTCTCTTTGGTGATAACACGGTCGATGGGGAATGTTTCTTCTTCGACTTCGATATCGGCTTCATCCGCTGTATAGGTGAGAGTCACCCCATCATCGGTATAGCCAGCCTCAACATAAGCGCCGCCAACCGGATACTTGATTGAAAGGACTGCCACCCCGGTTAATACATTTGCTATAGTTTGAGCCATTTTCAGAACCTCCTTAAATTAATTGTCATCTTTATGACGGGTTGCTAACTCTTACGGCTAAGTATATATCTCCAGCATCCCCGCCACCGGTTGCTGACAATATCATGTTGCCGGCCGAATTATTGAAAAGCTCTGGAAGGAACGGCCCAAATATATTTGTCTTTGATGCCGTTGGGTTGAGCTGGAGCGTTTCAGTCCTGCCATATTTGTCATCTATAGCAGTTACGTCAATTGTGGTTACTGAAGCACCTGCCACAACCACAAGAACAGTCCTTCCATCGTTCGGCATAATGAAATCATCTGCCCCGGCCGCATTACCAGCCAGAGCGCTGGCGTGTCCCTCGACGTTTAGGACACCCGCTTTTACACCTTGCACTACTGTCATTGTTTGGTCTGCCATTAGTTAAACCTCCTGATTAATTTCTTACCCTCTTCGGATTCTTAAACTTTTCTGGTGAGCCTTTATCCTGGCCCGAACATCGTCGGCAGTTACGACCACCTGCTCAACGACTGGTGCTTTTTTACTTGGTTTAACTGCCGTTTTTTTTACCATCCGTTACCCCCTTGAGTTTAGATTTATGCGATAGTTATTATTAATTCATTTAAAAAACACCCAGAATTTGATTGTAGTGCGCCTCTTTATGGCTCTGCTTGTATAATGAAGCTGAAATAGGTCAAAACCCGGTAATATTCCGGAATATCAACATCTTGCAGGTCTTGACCGGGTACCTCTTCGATTGCGGAAGCGATACGGTAATCGGTACCAGCCACGTTAACATCCGTAAATTGCAAACCTTGAAGGACATCATATAATGCCAGATATACTTCTCGGGCATCTATAGGATCGTTGGCCCAGCAGTCGAATTGAACGCTACAATGAACCTCTGGCGGTATATGTGGATTAGTTCCAGGGCCACCACGGGTAAAAAAGGATATCGCAGGAAGTTCACAATTCTCATATAATCTTGGTGACATGATACGTGTTCCTACCAAGCCGGTTACCGTAGCTTGAGTTAATAGATATTCCCTTATGATAATATTCGTATCTTGATTCATTTAAACTCCAATAGAAAAAGCCCTCGATTTCTCGGGGGCTTAGAGGGTTAAATCCATTATGATATTATTTTAATTTTAATTCTACCTTGAGTCTCCGGTTTTCTTCTTGAAGGTATTTAATTTTATTCTCAAGATTAGTTAATTGATTATGATGTATATTAGTATGAAGTTGAAGATTAGTTAATTTGTTATCATCTTTAATACCATTCTTATGATGTACAACTTCCCAATCATGTAAACATCGCCCTAGATGCTTTGCCATAACTAGACGATGCTCTCTTACGCAATGAGTAGAATTACACATCGGGTAAAAGAAATCAGATTCATCTAACCAAATATTGATATAACCATCAGGAGTTTTTTGTCTGCCACCTTGCCATGCTGATGAACCACATCCAGGTTTATTTTTCCCAAATTTTCTAACAGCGCATAATTTACATATTTTGCCTTCAGTTAAACCTACGGGCTTTCTAGTACTTGCGACTATTCTAACCCACCTTTTTTTACCACACATCTCGCAAGCTAAATATATAAATTCACTACGATTCCCAGTACCTGAGTGACCTCTTTTGATATCTCCAATTGCTGGCTCTTTTATATTCATGCCTTAATTATAGCACATCTAGTTATGTATTTCAAGCTAGATATGCTTTAATATTAGCAGGTAATTTAGAGAGATTCCTATCCAATGCAGGTTTGAAGTAGGGGCGAGCTGCCATTTTTATTGAACCTGTCTCAAGTATTCCACCGTATCCGCTCGTTGAATATACTGCACCTTCGCCCTCCTTTTGCGCTATATCACCGCCAGGTCCGACTTCGTATTTTATCGATCGCATATTATTGCCGGTAAGTTTAGGACTGCCTTTTATGGCATCCGATGCTATAGCTACGACAGTTCCCCGCATCGCCGCCTTGTTGGCATTGTTGACTTTATTGATGACCTCTCGCTCTTTGAGATTAATTTCCCATTTAGTCGTTAGTTTCATCAGGTAACTTTCCTTAGAAGTATTTCCTTGTGATGCTGGCTGATATGGTCGCTCATCGGCTGTACCTTGACTACCTCGAAAGTGGCGGCATCAATAACAGTCCCGGTTTTTGCGTTTTTAATGTTGCTTACCTGGTCCTGTTCATCGATAATGACTGAATTATCAACGAATAATTTCCAGTCGCTTATCACGACTTCGGCTCCGAATTTTACTTCCCTAACATCGGTACTTATCAGCCGGCAAGGTTCTTCGGTATAAGATGCCGGCCATGTCTTAGCCGGTCTGCCGTAATCATCTTTTGCTCCTTGGTCCAGAGCGCCGATATCGCAGGTATGAATTAATAACGAATCAAAAGACATTTATGCGTCCTCTCCCGTTAAATCCATATCGGATATCTCAAGTACCGGAGTGCCAGCTGCTACAGCCTCCAGATTATCAGCCAGCTTGAGTAAATTCTCCATTGCCTTTTGACTATATGAATAATCTCCGATTTTTTCTTGAACTGCGTTAGTCGCATATTTCGACGCCCATGACCGGGCTGCCTCCGCTGCCGCCAAGTTTATATCGTTGCTGTGGTTAGCCAGAAATACCTCAATTTCCTCATCGCTGAATACTGCATCTGTTTCCGGCAAAACATCGGTATCTCCGATTTTAAGCCGAACTTTGCCGACATTATCGGTTATATCGTAAGTGTAGGTACTCATTCGTCGCACCTCCATATTCTGCGGGCAAAGGGTATTCTTCCGATAACATTCCGCTTGATATCCATATCGATGGCATCAATC